AGTTTGAGGTGTACTACGCCGACTACGCCGCCGTTGGGCAAGTGCAGTCTTGGTCTTTTGAGATCAGCCGCGCTGAGATTGACGTGACCACCATCGGCCAAGCCGCTGGGCAGTATGCACCCTTCCGGGCTTACATTCCTGGCTTTGCCGACGGCAATGGCACCGCCACTGTCTACGTGACCAACGAAGATGCCGCCCTGTCTAACCGCATGGTGGAAGACGTACTGCAGCGTCAGCAAGTGGGCTGCGCCTTCAAGCTGTACACCGACAAGCAGGGGACTGAGGCACTGAGCCGCAGTATCGCTATGGATGCAGTGCTGACCTCAGCCAGCCTGAATGTCAACCCTGACGATGCCCAGCAGGTGGAGATCGCCTTCCGTCCAGCTGGCGTGCCGACGTTTGACTTCAGTACCAGCGCCTAATAGCAAAATTGCCCCGGCTTGCGCTGGGGCTTTTTTGTGCGTAGAGTACACCTAACTCACCAATTTTTATGGGATCCTCGCTTGCGCGCCTCAAAAAAGCAGCCAACCTGACACCAACCAAGCGGGTTGTAACACTAAACGATGGCAGCGTGTTTGAGTTTTACGCTGCGCCGTTGACCATGGGCGAACGCGACCGCGCAGAGAACATGCCTGGCGGCAGCAATACCAATGGTTTTGCATTGAACCTGCTTGTCACAAAGGCTATGGACGATACTGGCAAGCGGTTGTTTGCGGCCGGTGAAATTGCCGAACTTAAAGAGGAAGTGCTCGACGCTGACTTGCAAGCCTTGATGCTGGCAATTATTACCAATCCTGAGGATGCAGAGCAGCTGGACATGAAAAGCGTTAAAGAAGGAGCTAAGTAAAGACAATCTGCTACTGCTACAGCTTGGCGTTGCAAAGGAGCTTGGCTATAGCTTGGCTAGGCTCAATCAAGAGGTGACGCTAGAGGAGTTGCTCATTTGGAGCAGCTACTTTGAGCTTCAAAACGAGGAGCAGGAGCGTAGAATGAAGCAAAGGCGGTAGGGTTGCGCTGTGTCTGTCGTCGCTAATGTCGCGATTAACGTCGACAGCCGCAATGCTGTTAGCAAGCTGCGCGAGGTACAGTCGCAAGCAAGCGCTACTGAGCGGGCATTTAATGGCATTGCGGCAGCTGCTGGCAAGCTCGCTATTGCTTTTGGCGCGCTGCAGGCATTCAAATTTGTATTTGCCAAGACGGCTGAACTAGAAAGCCAAACGCGCAGCCTTGAAGTATTGACCGGCAGCGCAGAAAAAGCTGCGCAGATCATCAAAGAGCTGCAGCAGCTTGGTGCTGTAACGCCATTCACTAGCACCGAGCTGATTGACTCGGCCAAGCGACTACAGGCGTTTGGCATTCAGGCCGACAAAGTAGTTGAAACCACCAAGCGGCTGGCTGATGTCAGCGGCGCCACTGGTGCCGAGCTGCAAGGCTTGGTTACTGCTTACGGCCAAGTGCAGGCCAAGGGCAGGCTGCAAGGCGAAGAGCTGCTGCAGTTCCAGGAGCGCGGCGTGGCACTGCAAGAAGAGCTGCGCAAGATGTATGGGCTATCTGGAGAGGAATTCCAAAAGGCACTAGAGAAAGGTCGCATTGGAGCCGAGGCAGTCGAGGTTGCAGTTATTCGGCTGACCAATGCAGGCGGCAAATACGCCAATGGCGCCATTGCGCAGAGTGATACGCTGCAGGGAAAACTAAGCACGCTACAAGATTCATTTGAGCAACTTGCTAGAAACATTGGCACGTATTTTACGCCAGTCTTTAAGTTTTTAATTGATGGGGTCAATGCGTTTTTGGAAAGACTAAATAGCGCTCAAAGGCTTGGCGCTGAAGCAAGGGCAAATGAGCAAGCAAATATCAGAACTAGAAATAGATTCGGTCTTCGAGCCATCAATCCATTTGATACCGAAGCTCAACAATATCGAGAACGGCTGCGCCGGTCGCTGGTTGCCGCTGAGACGGGTGTAACCCGCGGGGCTGCACCATCTGCCCCATCACCTGCCAACGTGCCGGCATTGCTTGGCCCTACGTCCGGCGGAGGAGGCCAAGGCGGTGGCGCAGCAAGCAAAGCAGCCAACGAAGCAGAACGCGCCGCAAAGGCAGCAGCTCAAGAAGCCGCAAGGGTCAAAGATGTCATCCGCGATAGGTTGGCAGAGGGCCAATTTATGCGCCTTAAGTCGGAGATGCAGGACAGAATTGCAAATGCAGAAATTGCTGGCGACAAAATGCTGGCAGCGCGATTGAATGGCGCACAGCGTGAACTGGACATTCAATACCAATATGCGCAAGAGTTAGCAAAAGAAAAAGACATAGACGCTCAAAGGGCAATTATCTTTGAAGGCCAAGTCGCCTTGGTCGCCAATCAGCGCGAGGTTCAGCGAGAACTGAATAAACTGCAACAGCAAAACGACCAAGACAGGCTTGCATCGCTGCAAAAAGCCATTGAAAAACAATATGAACTTAATGCAGCTGTGCAAAATCAACTGCGGCTTGCCGATGGTGTTGCCAATACGCTGGGCGAAGGATTGGGATCAGCCTTTAATGCCTTGATTGCTGGCGCGCAAGGATGGGAAAAGAGTCTGCAGCAAATTGCGTCTGGTGTTCTTCTTGATATTGCCAATCAACTAATTAGGATCTTTGTCATTGAGCAGGCAATCAATGCCATCAAGACATTCTTGACACCGTTTAGCTTGTCAACGCCATTGGGTGCCGGCGGTGGAAAGGTTGGCAAGTTTGGCACGCTTGGGCCAAATTACGGTATCCCGCAACGCGCCAAAGGTGGCCCGGTATCCAGCGGCCAAACCTACATGGTCGGCGAGCGCGGCCCTGAACTGTTCGTGCCTGGCCGCAGCGGGTCCATCGTGCCCAACGACAAGCTGGGCAGTGGCGGCAGCACCAGCGTTGTAGTGAACGTCGATGCCAGCGGCAGTAAAGTAGAAGGCAACGACCAACAGGGCAACCAACTGGGCCGCGTCATTGCTGCCGCCGTCCAGCAAGAACTCATCAAACAAAAACGCCCTGGAGGCTTGCTGGTGTAATGGCTACCTTCCCCAACTACAAACCGACGTATTCGGCCACCAAAAGCAGCGAGCCAAAGATTCGCACTACGCAATTTGGCGACGGTTACCAGCAGCGCGTCACGTTCGGCCTCAACCAAAACCCCAAGGAATGGCGACTGTCTTTTAACGTCACCGACGATGACGCCGACGTCATCGAAGCATTCCTAGACGCTCGGGCTGCTGATGCCGCTTCTTTCACTTGGACCCCTCCAGGTGAAGCCGTCAGCTACAAGTGGATTTGCCCTAGCTGGACGCGCGAGCTATTTGATTTTGATCGCAGCAAGATTGACGCGACCTTCACGCAGGTATTTGAGCCGTGACCGTCCCCGTTTCTGATCTTCAGGCAATCGCGCCCAGCGCCGTTATCGAGCTATTCGTGCTGGAGTTGAACGTCCCGCAACACGGCGTAGCCGACATTTACCGCTTCCACGCTGGCACCAACCTGAACGCCAACGGTGAGCTGGTATGGGCCGGCAATAGCTACCTCCGCTTTCCCATTGAGGCAGACGGTTTTGCTTATGAAGGCAAGGGTTCCCTGCCTCGTCCACGCCTGCGCTGCAGCAACATCATGGGCACCATCACCGCAATCTTGCTGACCTTGCCAAAGGGCCTGGAAGGTGCCAAGGTGTCCCGGATCCGCACCCTAGCCCGGTACATCGACGCTGTGAATTTCCCCGGTGGCGTCAACCCTTACGGCACCCCGGACCCGACAGCAGAGTTTCCACGCGAGGTCTACTACATCGACCGCAAGTCAGTCGAAACCCGCGATGCGGTGGAGTTTGAACTCGCAGCGGCGTTCGATCTGATCGGGGTACGTGCACCCCGACGCCAGTGCATCAGCAACATTTGCCAGTGGGCCTACAGGTCTGCAGAGTGTAGCTACACCGGCACTTCCTACTACAACGAAAACGATCAAAGCGTCGCCACCGCGCCAGAAGATGTCTGCGGCAAACGATTGAGCAGCTGTCAAATCCGCTTTGGCTCAACAGCCCCGTTGCCCTTTGGCTCATTCCCCGGCGTGGGCACATATTCCTCATGACCTGGCGTACCGCAGCACTTGATCACGCCAAGGCCGAGGATCCACGCGAAGCCTGCGGGCTGCTGGTGGTGGTCAAAGGCCGCGAACGCTACTGGCCGTGCCAGAACCTCTGCACCGGTGCAGACCAGTTCATCCTCAACCCGGATGACTACGCAGCCGCCGAAGATGCCGGCGAAATCATCGCGGTGGTCCATAGCCATCCGGTCACCCCGCCACAACCCAGCGGCCCTGATCTGGTGGCCTGCGAAAACAGCGGCCTACCGTGGCATATCGTCAACCCCAAAACCGAGGTGTGGGGCGGCTGCGAACCATCCGGCTACAAGGCACCCCTAGTCGGCCGCGAATGGGCATGGGGCATTACCGACTGCTGGACGCTGGCCCGTGACTGGTACGTCGAGCATGGCCTGCAACTACCCGACTGGGAGCGCCCGCTGACGCCAGAGGCATTTGAGGCAGATCCCCTGTTTGATCGCTACTGGAAAGAAGCCGGCTTCCGCGAGCTGGACGAAGAGGAAGAGCTGCAGCCCGGCGATGCGCTACTGATGAGCATCAGCGGTTCCGGCCTCAATCACGTCGGCGTTTACATCGGCGACCAGCTGGTGCTGCACCACATTCGCGGCCGGCTCAGTAGTCGCGACATGTACGGCGGCTGGCTGCAGAAATGCACTGGCCGCCGTCTCCGCCATTACGATGCAGGGAGGCTAGAGCTGACGTGATGTTGCGCACAATCCGCATCTACGGGCGCTTGGCCAAGTTCCTGAAGCGCCGCAAGTTCGAAGCCGAAGTTTCCAACGCAGCCGAGGCTGTTCGCTTCCTTGTAACCAATTTCCCCCAGCTGGAACGCCACATGGCGGAACAGCACTACCGCGTAAGCGTCGGCACCTACGATCTATCGCTTGACGAGATCCACGATCCAGCCGGCAGCCAAGAGATCAAGATCGTGCCAGTGGTGGCTGGCGCTGGTGCTGCGGGGCGGATTCTTGCTGGCGTCGGCTTAATTGCGGCTGCCTTTTTTACAGGTGGTGCAACTATTGGCCTGCTGGGCCTTGCGGCCCCACTTTCCGTTAGCACCGTCCTTGCCGGTATCGGCGTTTCTCTAGTGCTTGGCGGCGTATCTCAGCTACTCACACCTGTCCCAACACTTAGCGCCCCTTCAACGGTTGACACCGCCAAGGACCCCCGCAAAAGCTATTCCTTTAGTGGAATACAAAACACCAGCCGTCAAGGCACTCCAGTGCCCATCGTTTACGGCGAGACACTGGTGGGCTCAATTGTGATTTCAGCAGGCATCGACACTGAGCAGGTAACAGCATGAAACGGATTGGCGGTTCTGGTGGCGGTGGCGGTGGCGGCAAAGGCCGCAGCAGTGGCGGTGGCCCGCAGACCTATACGCCCACCGAAGCTGCCGACACGCTCAACTCAAGGCAATACGCCAACCTCATCGACCTCATCAGCGAAGGCGAAATCCAAGGGCTCAAAGACGGCCACAAATCGATCTTCATCAATAACACTCCCCTACAAAATCAAGACAACTCATACAACTTCAACAACGTAACAGTCTGGACACGCAACGGAACCCAGAACCAGGATTACATCCCAACCGTTGACGCTGTTGAGAACGAAGTTGCCGTTGGCGTAACAGTTCTCCAGGCAACGCCAGTCGTTCGCAGTATCACAGACACCGCAGTCGATGCCGTCCGCGTCACCATC